AGGCTGTGCGCCGCTGGTATGACAGTTTCGGTGCGGCTCTCAAGGCTGTGGATGATGTCCGCGAAGGCACCAATCTGGCCGCGCAAAGGAACGCTCAGAGTCGGCTGAATCGCTTTATCAAGCGTGAGGCTCTGTACGGTTCCGCTGGCCTCGCCCAACTGGGCAGGAAGTGGAAACTGCACACGGCTGACGATTGGGCCCGTTTCTACGACGATCTTGACACTGCGGAGAAGTTGGCCAAGGGCCAGCCCGTGAACTTTCCATTCATTGACCCGTCCAAGCGGGGCGCGGAGTTCCTGAGCCAGTACGGAGCGCAGGCGCGGCAGGACGCAACCCGGGCTGCTCGCGCTGCCCGTCCCAACCCTGAGCGCGTGTGGGATGCCGCGCGTGCGGAAAGCATGCAGAAGGCTGCGCAGGGACCGAAGCGCACCCTCATGATGCCCCATATGTCTCGCACATCGGAGGCTTTCGCTTCCCTGTCGGGGAAGATCCTGGGCAGTTCAGTGATGTCTCGTGGCGGGCCCGGCGTGGCCCGCATGGAGAAACTGCTTGATGACGTGGTGCCTGAGTGGCGCACCATGAACGCTGATGAACGCACCGAGGCGCTGTTCACGGCTTTGGGAAGCGAGGACATCGCAGACCTCGTGGGTGCACGCCTGAGCGACTTCGTGGCCATGGATGCCGGTGGGCAGCGCACTGCTGTTGCCCGGTTCCTTGACCGCTTCGTCACCGCCTACGGCAGCCGGGAGCGCCTAACGTCCGCCCTGGGCACTGATCGCAAAGGCTATCGCCGCCGTGGCTGGTACTTCGGACGGGGCGACCTCACTTTCAGTGAGGCCGTCGTGGCGAAGGTGGATCGCTGGCGTCGACTAGGTGCCACGCTCCCTGACTCACGTTTCGGCATCGTGACGGCTGACGCTTCCGATGCGGACAAGGTGTATCAGATCATGCGTTGGGCTGGCATCGACCACGCTGCAGCCACACTGTTCAAGGACTTCTGGATCGGTGCCAGTGAGAACGCTCGCATGGTGGCGTACACGGGTATTGTGCGCAGTTCTCTGCGCGCTAATGGCATGCACCTTGTGGCTCCCGAGGTGGAGGCTGAGGTTCTTGAGCGTGTCACGGGTATTGCTTCCCGTGAGTTGCATGCACCATTCAGTGTGGCCCGGCACGGCGGTGTCATGCGTGACATTGAGAAGGCCGCTAACGAGATTCACGCCCAGCAGCAGGCCGCCGCTAGGGCAGCCAAGGCCGCTGGTGAGGAAATCCCGCCTGTGGAGTCGGTGTCCACTATTGCCCGCACGCTTGAGAAGGAGGCCCGTCAGCCAGGTGGGGCACTGCGCACCTACGTGTCCCCCAGCATGCACGCGGGTGGGGAACTGTCGTCAGCGCAGTACATCGGGCAGACAAGCCCGGTGGCATGGATGCCGAACTTCGCCGCACTAGATCGTTACACGGCCCGCAAATCCATGCTGAACGCGCTGCTGTTCAACAACAACGTGGCATCACTGATCGTGGACGCCTGGGTGCTGGGCACCTTGGGTGGGCCTCGCTTCCAGTTGCGTAACGGTGTTGAGGATGTGGGCCTGTATGCGCTCACGGGCGGCACTGTCGGCAACTTTGCCCGTGGCCGGAAACTGAGCCAGACGGTTCGTGAGGCTTCGGCTCGTGACGACATGCGCCTGCGTGCAGCGACACTGGATCGCAAGAAGGCCGCCGAGGAACTTGATGCGGCTCGCTTGAAGTTTGATAACGGCGAGATCGACAAGCGTGATCTGCGGGTTGCCGAAGATCGGCTGAAGCGTGCCGCTAATGTGCTGGAGCATCTTGAGAAGAGCAACAAGGTCGGAGCCAACCAGAAACTCGGCTTCGTTCGCACTTCGCTTGTGCGGCTTTCGGATCGCGTGTCACGCGATGCGGTGAGCGGTCGCGTCAACGACAATATGGCTGCCCGGTTCTCGCAGTGGCTCGTGCCTACCACGTCGAAGCAGGAGCGTCTGCTGGCTGCCGAGGGTGGCCGTGAGGCTGCTGCTGACCTGCAGATCAAGGCCATTCTTCGGAACAAGTTGATGCTGGTCGTGGACAAGGAACTGCGCGGTATCCCTGTTCGCCTGCGCCGAGGTGCGGAGATTCCGGAACTGTCGCCACGTCAGCAGCAAGCCATGGCTGCCACTGAACGCCTCCTCAAGTCTGAGTACGGCACGATCTACCGCGACAATGCCGCCGAAACTTCACGGCACCTTGCGGACGGAACGTACCCTGCCGTCGATGACATGGGTGACTACACCATCATTGAGGGTGAGGTGTTCCGGCGCATCTTCTTCGATGCCGGATACACGACTGAGCGCGTTGGTGCGCGTCTGAATGAGAATCAGGCGCGAGCCATGATGCAGCATTTGCAGTTCATCGTCGGCAACGGTCGGCTTGGACAGGCCGCCCTTGAACGCTTGCCCCGCTTCTGGGAGGCGTACAACGCCGCTGGTGCATCTAACGGTCTTGCTATGCGTGAGATCGTGGAAGAGGTGCTTTCTGAGGCGAGGCGCGGCAAGGACTGGCCGATGTTCGCATCCCGGTTCCGCAAGATCGCCACAGACGGTGAACTCAAGTTCGTGGAAGACCTGCTCACGGATATGGCTTCCACTTTCACTACCCGGAGGGGCCAGTGGAATGAGTCGCTGTGGAAGGCACTGCGCACCGAGGACGACAAGGGCGGGGCGTACTTCCGCATTTGGGATGACGCTGAGCAGAAGTCTGTCGTACACGACATGGACTTCATGGATGGCACGTTCGATGCACCTGAGTCGATCCTTGTGTACCGGGGTGAGCCTGCGCTACTTCCTGCCACTCGTGGCGGGTATGAGCGGTTCACGAACTGGGCGTGGGAAACGATGGGCCGCTCGCTGGCCCGCATGACCCGTGAGCCTCTGTGGTACGGCAACTACCTTGATGCTGCCTACCAGTTGGAGCCGCTGCGCCTCAAGTACGCCAATATTTTCGGTGAGGCTCAGGCCGACCGGATGATCACAGACCTGGCTGCTGAGCGTGCCTACAACCTGACAATGGCTTATGTGGACAATCCTGCGACGCGCACGCAACTTGCGTGGAGTGTCCGAAATATTGCCCGCTACTACCGTGCCGTGGAGGACTTCGGTAGGCGTCTGATCCGTGTGGGCAAGAACGATCCGATTGCCTACTGGAAGGCCACCCTTGCGTGGCAGGCCAGCCAGGACTTCGGGTTCGTGAACAATGACCAGTACGGAAACGCTTACTTCATGTACCCGTTCAGTCGTGCGGCATTGACGCACCTGGCTGCTATCGGCGTGGATGCCAAGTTCGCGCAAGCCCCGGTCGCTTTCGGTGGCAACGTGCAGTGGATCAGCCCTTCGGCTGACCCGAACCAGTGGATTCCTACACTGTCAAGCCCGTGGGCTGCAGTGTCCCTGCAGCCGCTTATTCGCCGCTTGCCGATGTTCACTGAGTTCTTGAACCTGCCTGAGTTTGCTCAGGTGTCTGAGGACACGGCCAAGCAGATTGAGTCAAACCTGTTTGGTGATATCGCGGCTGACACCACAGTGGAGTCGGCTTACGATGGGCTAGGCGGGGAGTTCGCGTCCAGCCTGTACTCGGCACTGCCCCCCAACTTCAAGAAGTTGGCCACGCTGGGCGGCACCCTGTATGGCGGTCAGCCGCCTGGCACGTTTGGCAACAAGATTGCCATGAAGACATTTATGTTGATGGCTGCTGCCGGTCTTGCACCCACTGCCGAAGAGTGGGTGACGGGTGACAATGCCAGCAAGTTCCTTGCGGATCTTGACCGGCACACGATTCAGGTGTCGGTACTGTCGCTGATCTTCGGCACCATGGCTCCGGCTTCGCCGCAGTACATGGACGACAATCTCACGATTGCTGCCCGTGAGGCTGGCTGGGAGTCCCTGGTTCCTGCCCTGCGGGACGCCATCACGGCGTCCACGGATAACGGCAGGACGTGGGAGGACGCCTACATTTCGTGGACTGCGGCCAACCCGAACTCGGGTGCGTTCGTGGTGACGCGACGTAAGGGTTCCGAGTACGGCTTCGTGGAGCCGTTGTCGGGGAATGTCGATTACATTCGACAGAACCGTGACCTGTGGGACACGGTGCCGAACGGTGTGACGGTGTTCGCCCCGAACACGGGCGAAGAGTCGTACAAGTCGTACAAGGCGATGCAGATGTTCAATGCATCGGAGTTCAAGGATCTTGAGCAGTACGGGACTGAACTTGTCACGCAGTACGCCTACCAGCAGTATCTTCTGAGCAAATCTGACTTTGAGGCCGACACTGCCGGTGTCGCCAAGTACAACCCTGACGGCTCTATCAACGAGCAGTATGCGTTGGCTGAGACTGCCTGGCAGGACACAAAGCGGGCGCTCGTCACCCAGTTCTCGGGGCTTGAAACGCGCTTGAATCTGCGCGAGCAGAAGGACCGGGATGACTGGATTGACGAGGCTAATCAGATTGTGACGGCTGGCCGTGAGTTGGCTACGCGCGGCAACGGTAAGGCTCAGGAAACGATGAGCCTGATTGAGTCATACCTTGACGCGATGAATGACATGAACCGGGCGCGCACTGATTACAGCATGGATTTCGCTGAGGAGTCACCGCTGATCAAGGATGCGTGGGATGCCACGGTGTCGTCGTGGCTTGCCGGTCTTGAGGTCGTGGATGAGGATTCGGCCCGCACCATCGTCTACACGTTGACGAAGGCGCTGTCGAAGAACTGGGATGTGGAGGGCTTCGGTGGCTAGGGGCGACGTTCCTACTTCGGCTGACAGGTCGGAGTATCAGAAGCGCAAGGAAGCGGCGCAGAACCGCGAGACAGTTTCCACGTACCCGAGTGTGCCTGGTGGCTATTCTCCTAGTTCAACGGCTAGTGCTGCGGCTAACCGTGGCCAGGTGGCCATGGGTACGCCCATTGTGGAGAACCTGCAGACATGGCCTGTGGGCGCTGCCCGCCCTGGCATGTACACGCATTACAGCCAGTATTACCACTATGTGCCGGTCACTACGGCTCAAGGCGGCAACCTTGTCAACACGCTGCCGCGCTGGCAGTGGGATCTGTTCAATGCGGTTGCGCAGGCACGCGGTGGCATGTCCAACGTGAACTCCATCTTTGATGAGTATGCGGCTCGCTCCGCATACGAAACCGGCTTTGGCAGGAACTACTCCCCCACGGATCTACTGCTGGCTGATCTTGCCGATGGCAGGGTCACCCTTGGTGAAGATCAGTCCGGTGGTGGAGGTGGCTACTCCTACGGTGGCGGTGGCGGCTACGGCGGTGGCGGTGGGTCTGTCGGTTCGGTGAACCTGACGAACCCCGAGGATGCCCGTGCGGTGATCAACCAGTTGAGCCTTCAAATGCTTGGCCGCACTGTCACGGATCGTGAGTTCAAGACGTACTACAAGTCGCTGACTGAATTGGAAATGTCCAGTCCGCAGACGGTGCGCATGGACGTGGACGACGAGGGCAACCCTGTGCAGGTGGTGGAGGGTGGCCTTGGTGCTGAGGGCCGCACTGCTGCCTTGCAGGAGTCGCTGCGTGATTCTAAGGATTACAACGAGTACACGATTGGCTCACAGTCTGCTGACTTGATGATGCAGTATTTGCAGAAGAGGGGCATGTTTAGTGGCTGATCAGGTAGTTCCTAACAGCGGCACCCCTGCAAGTGGCACTGCGACTGGGGCTTCGCGCAAGTGGGATAAGAACGCTGACGGCGTGCCTGATGTTCTTGAGGACGCTGATACTCGCAAGCGGCTGCTCCGCAAGTATGGGTACACGGAGGCGGACCTAAAGAACAAGGCTTCCCGTGACTTGTTCTATGAGGCTGTCCGCAAGGAGTACAGCCGTAAGGAAGCCAACGCGGCTCGTGACGAAGTTTACGTGAATGACCGGGCCACGGTCAGTGAGATCGTGGACAAGTCTGGCTTCACGATGGAACTGATCCGGGCGTATCCGGAGTTGCGTGAGGTTTTCCGCAGACTGTCGGACATGCTGGCCCGTGGCAAGGTCACAGAGCAAACACTGTTTGCAAAGTTTGAGGAACTGATTGCGGATACCGCTTTCGGTAAGCGAACAAATACTGAGATCGCCGCTGACCTTGACCGCTACAAGGAGAACAACGAGTCTAACTGGCTCAAGCGTGTGGAGCGTACAGTTACTCGTATCTCGGAGTTCTTCACTGCTGAGGCTGGCGGCCAGTTGGATCAGGCCGCTGCCGAGGAACTGGCTATCGAACTGATTTATGCGGGTGAAGAAACCGATCAGATGGCGGTGGCTCGCCGTGTCCGCAGGTGGATCACAGACAACCGCAAGCCTGCTGATGATGATGCCGCAGGTGAACCTGGCTCACAGGAGTTCACGGGCGGTGGTGAGCGTGGACGCCTGCGCACCACACTGGCGAACTGGTTTTCGGCCAACGGGCTCGTCGTGCAGAGCGAAACACTGGATGGGTACATCGACCAGATCCAGACGGGCGGCACGACGATTGACGAGTTGAAGCAGTGGTATCGGGACAACCGCTTGTCTGTGACTTACGGCGGCTATGCCGATGATTTCGCTCGCGGAATGGATGCCTCGGAGATCGCCATGGACTTCCGCTCAGTAATGGCGAACTTGCTTGAGCGGACCATTGAGGACGTTGACTTTGACGATCCACTGGTGCAGCGGGCTATGCAGCGGCGCGGTGAGGATGGCAAGGCGCGCCCCATGACGCGGTATGAGTTTGAGCAGGAAGTGCGTAGCACTGACGACTGGCAGAAGACTGACAACGCTATGTCCATGTATACGGATATTGGTGAGGGAATCCTTCGCTCGTTCGGGTTTAGGGGTTAGACGTGGCTACTGAACTCCAAACTTATACGAATAAGGTGAACGCTGATCTTGCTGCTGGCGTTATCACGCCGCAGGTTGCCAATCAGATGATTCAGCAGGCAACCAGCATGGCCAATCCCAGGACTGGTGACATTCCTGGTAGCGCGCGGGAGGCACTGCGCTACGGCCACTTGAAGACCACGCCTGTGAAGGATGACGACAGTGGCACCGGCACTGGCACTGGTCAGGCCCAGGTGTTCCCCTGTGAGCAGATGAACGGTGCCGCTCCTGCCGGTCAGCGGTGGGTTGGGGCCTATGTCGTCAATCCTGACGGGTCTGTGTCCAACACGTGTCAACTTGTGGACATTGAGGGATACGAGTCCGAGTCGGATAAGCGTGAGCGTGAGGCTAAAGAGCAGCGTGACCGGCAGACCGCCGAGTCGTACCTGACGGACCTGCTTAGCCAGTATGGGCTTGATGAACTGATCCCTACTGTTTCGGGACTGATCAAAGAGTGGGGCACGAACACGAACATCATCGTGTCACGCCTGCGCCAGACGGATGCCTACAAGACTAGGTTCAAGGGGAACGCTGACCGCATCAAGAATGGATACAACGCGCTATCGGAAGCGGAGTATCTGTCTTCCGAGGATGCCATCAAGTCCACGATGCGCAAGTACGGCTTGACTGGCGACTACTACAGCCGCGACAAACTTGCCACCCTCATTGGTGGGGATGTGTCCGCTACCGAGGTGGATGGACGTATCGGCCAGGCTAAGAAGGTCATTGACAACGCTGACCCGAACATCAAGAACAGCCTGGTGGGCCTGTATGGGGTGGGCATGTCAGACATGCTGGGCTATGTACTGGCACCGGAGACTGCCCTTGAGGTGGTTCAGCGTCGCGTGAACGCGGGCTTCGCTACTGGTGTGGCTCGTGGCCAGGGCATTGACCTTGGCTCTATGGGTGACACGAGCCTTGCTGAGCAGGTCGGTGATCTCACGTTCGGTGATGAGCGGACACTGCGGTCGCAGTTCGATGCTATCGGCGGGCTGGCGCGTTCGACGCGCCGACTGTCAGGCATCGACCAAGAGCGGATCTCTGATCGTGACGTGGTGAAGGGCGAGTTCGGTATCGACGCCCAGGCTGGGCAGCGGGTGAAGAAGATGCAGTCGCGTGAGCGTGCACGCTTCTCCGGCCAGTCAGCAACTACTTCCGGCACTCTGTCGGGCGGTGGCATTTAGCCACCGGGGGGTGAATGGACAGTTGGATCGCTTAGCCCGCTGACGGCGGCGAACCATAACCCAGGTTCGATTCCTGGCACCTCCACTCCGCAACAAGACCGACCGGCCCTTGTGCGCGTATTGAGCCCGGTAGCAGAAGCCAGCCCCACCCCCCAGTGGTGCTGTGGTCTGCGTTCATCTCATAACAGTTAGGGAGTGCCATGTCAGGCATTGAGGACGACTACGACGATTACGACGACGAGTTCGGCGGGGACGCTCGCGGCTCCGATAACAACGTCCTTCGGGAACTGCGTAAGCAGAACCGTGCGAAGGAGAAGCAGATCAAGGAGTTGACTGAGCGGCTTACTGGGCTGGCTCAGCAGACTCGTGAACGTAGCGTCAAGGATGTTCTCGCGGCTAAGGGCTTGAGCCCGAAGATCGCAAAGTTCATTCCCGAGGACATGACCTCTGAGGAGGATGTGTCGGCTTGGGTTGAGGAGAACGCCGAAATCTTCGGCGGTGCTCCTGCGCCTGTGGATTCTGATGGTGAGGCGGGTGGCCCTGATCTTTCGGGGCTGACGCAGATTAGCCAGATGCAGTCCACGGGGCAGCCATTTGACGGGGACTCCGATCAGGTGGCTGCACTCATCCGTAGTGCCCGCACTCCGGAGGAGTTGAACAAGGTGATCTTCGGAACCACTCAGGGTCCTGACGCCTTCTAGTTCGTTTCATTTCTGACTACTACTTCACTGTTAGGAGGTGAAGAACTGTGGCTTACACAAGTACAACTGCTGTTGCTGGTCTTGTAAAGGCAGCGTATGACCGTTACGTGGAGTTCGCTCTGCGTTCGCAGCCGCTTATGCGGTCGCTCGCGGACAAGCGCCCTGTCCAGCAGGCTATGCCTGGCTCGTCGGTCGTGTTCTCCATCTACAACGACCTGGCTACGGCCACGTCCACTCTCACTGAAACCACTGATCCGGATGCCGTTGCGCTGTCCGACATCAGCACGGTGTCGGTGACGCTCAATGAGTACGGCAACACCGTGCTGCAGACTCGCAAGTTGGGTGAGTTCGCTTTCAGCGACATCGACCCCGCTGTTGCGAACATTGTGGCGTTCAACATGGCTGACTCGCTGGATGCCGTGGTCAACACGGTTCTCGTGGGTGGCACGAATGTTGAGTACGGCACGGGTGGCGCTTCGACCCCGACCTCCACTGTGAGTGTTGCGGCTGAGGATGTCATCACTGCGGCTGACGTTCGCAAGGTTGTTGCGAAGTTGCGTGCGAACAAGGCTGTTCCTCGTGAGGGACAACTGTACGCGGCCTACGCACATCCGGAGGTCACGCACGACCTGCGGGCCGAGACTGGCAGCGGATCGTTCGACGACATCCGTAAGTACACCGAGGGCAACGTCGGCAACATCCTTGGTGGTGTCGTGGGTGTCATGCACGGTGCATACTTCGTGGAAACCCCGCGTGCGTTCACGGCGAACGATGGTGCTTCTAGCATCAAGGTGTACCGCACGATTGTTGCTGGCCAGCAGGCGCTCGCTGAGGCGACCGCTGTTGAGCCCGGCGTGGTCATCGGTCCCGTGGTCGATCGTCTGATGCGCTTCCGCCCGATCGGCTGGTACTCACTGCAGGGATGGGCCCGCTACCGCGAGCCCGCTCTGTACCGCATTGAGTCTTCTTCCTCAATCGCATAGCACGTCCGCTGAGGGGCCGGGGTTCACAAGACCCCGGCCCTTTGGCATCCCCCGCTTTTCTGTAAACCCCGGCTAAATAGGAGAACACGTGGCCGACAATCTCACCAACACTGCCGAGAACAAGATGCTTGATGCTCTTGTCGGCACCGCCTCCTACTCGGCTGACACGCCGATCAAGTTGGCCCTGGTGACCGCTAATGGCAACGATGCCACTGCGGGCACTGAGGTGTCTGGCGGATCGTATGCACGGCAGAACATCACCTTCTCTGCCGCATCAAGTGGCTCAATCAGCAACGACGCCGTAGAGACTTTCACCAACATGCCCACGTGCACTGTGGTGGGCATTGAACTGTGGGACTCCGCTGGCACGCCTTCGCGCCTCGCCTACGGCTCACTCACTGCCAGCAAGGCGCTCACTTCCGGCGACACCCTTGAGTTCGCTATCGGTTCGATTACCCTGTCCCTGTCCTGATGCGTGACATCACCAGCAGGGTAGTTGACCTGCTGGGTGTCGGCCTCACAAGCAGCGGGCAGGCAAGCCTCACTTCGGACACTGCCCTGTCTGCGGCTGGCACCCGGAAGGCTCTTGGTGCTGCGGGACTCACTGTTGAGTCCGATCTGCAGGCGTCGGCTAGGGCGACACTGTTTGTGTCGATCACCGCCGACTTCGATGCAGTGCTGGCTGGTTCGGCTAATGCCACGTTCCGCTCCCCCGCCTCAGCCCTGGCGGCTGAGTCTGCGGTCACAGCGGACGGTGCGGTGCTGTTCGGTGGCTCATCAGCCATGACGGCTGACAGTGCGGCTACTGCTACCGGCGTGCGTAAAGCACTAGGTGCGGCTGACCTGGCAAGCAACACCGGCTCAGTGTCAGCGGGTGTGCGTGTCACGTTCGCCACTGCCGCTCTCACGGGCGATGTGGCGGCCACGTTTACGACTGGCCAGCCAGTGAAGATCCGCTTCGGTGAGGCATCCCTTGAGGGCGACCTGGCCACCATGGAAGGCACTGCGTTCATTCGCAAGTTCGGCACGGCCAGCATGAGTGCTGAGGCCACCGCCTTTCAGGCCACTGCCTCGCCTGTATTCCGGCTGCGTATGGCTTCGGCTAAGCGGTCCATCACGGATGACTGGCTGCTCAAGCGTTACCCCATTGACGCTGGCCTGTCGCTGATCGTGAAGAACGGTGTGGTCACTGAGGTGGAGGTTCCGTCGCAGACGGAACTGGCTGAGGCTGACTACTACTTCTTGGGTGGCCGCAACAACCCGATCACCCCGGCGCAGCGGGCAACCCTGATTGCTGCAGGTTTCGGTTCCTACATTGAGGAAGACTAGATATGGCTTGCCGATCTGGCTGCCCCACGCAGGATCACCGCTCGTGGGCTGAGTGCGCTAAAGCATCGAACATCAGTGTGACTGCGGTGATCAACAGCCCGAAGCAGGGCATGTTTGAGCAGACGAAGCGGGAACTGTCCGCGTATCAGGCTCTTCGTAAGGATGGCATCCAGCCGGAGGGCACGACGATGGACAAGATCACGGCTGCACGTCAGGCAACTGAACGGCTTGGCCGTGCCTATAACGCGGAGAAAGATCCGCCTGCCCATCTGATTACCTCTAAGGCTGCTGCGGCTTACGTGAAGGCGGGTGACTCGTGAGCACGTTCACTGAAATGGTGGATCAGACGCTCCTGTACCTGTCTGGTTTCACGACGCTGCAGGATCAGTCCACGCATTTGACTGCGAACCTGACGAACAATGGCACGACCTTCGCGGTTGCTGACACGTCCGCTATTAGCCGGGGCATCATTGAGGTTGGCTCCGAGTTGATGTGGGTGGACTCGGTGGACACGCAGAACAATCTGGTGACTGTCGCGCCTTATGGGCGCGGCTACCGTGGCACCACCGCAGCGGCACACTCTTCTGGTGCCCGCGTGGTCACGTCACCGCTGTTCCCCAGGACTTTGATCAAGCAGGTGTTGAACGAGTCCATCAGGGCCGTGTACCCGGACCTGTTTGGGATCGGCTCCACAGAGATCACGTTCTCCCCTGCGATCCTCACCTACCCGCTGCCTGTGGGTGCGCAGCAGGTGATGGCTGCCTCGTGGCGCACTATCGGCCCCACTCGTGAGTGGATTCCACTGCGCCGCTGGCGCGTGGACAGGCAGGCTGCCCCGTCCGTGTTCACGTCCGGTGTGACTATCAGCGTGTACGACATGGTGGTGCCTGGCCGACCCATCAGGGTCGTGTTCTCTAAGCAGCCCACCACGATGACTAATGATTCTGATGACTATGTGACGGTCACTGGCCTACCGGCTTCTTCTGAGGATGTGATCCGCCTGGGGGCGGCTTACCGACTGGTGCCGTTCTTCGACACCCCGCACTTGTCGGGCATGTCCGCTGAGGCTGACTTCTCTTCCAACATGCGGCCCGTGGGTGGCTCTAGCCAACTGGGCCGCTACATGCTGCAGATGTATCAGATGCGTTTGCAGGAGGAAGTGAAGCGTTTGCAGGAACTTTACCCGATCCGTAGCCACTACACCCGCTGAGAGGCACGATGCCAAGAAGGTATTACTCAAGTACGGCTGCTAGGACAACTCTCTCTAGCGGCATCAACTCTAGTGTCACGTCGATCACTGTGGCTTCTACGTCAGGGTTTCCTGCGAGTTTCCCGTACACGCTGATCATTGACCAAGACCTTGTGACCGAGGAAATTGTTACGGTCACTGCGGCATCTGGTACTACGCTGACAGTTACTCGTGGCGTGGACGGCACGAGTGGCGTGTCTCACAGTGCCAGTGCCCCCGTGAATCACGGCGTTTCGGCCCGTGACTTCGATGAGCCTAATGCGCACGTTAACGACACGTCTACGGACGTTCACGGGCAGTACGTCCTAAAAGCCCTAGTTGACGCCAAGGGCGACCTCGTCACGGCGACCGCTGACAACACTCCCGCACGCCTCGCGGTCGGCTCGAATGGTCAGGTACTCGTCGCGGCATCTGGTGAGGCGACGGGCCTCATCTGGCAGGGTCCCGCGGAGGTGATCGGGATCGCGGTCTCCGATGAGGAGACCGCCCTGACCACGGGCACGGCTAAGGTCACGTTCCGGATGCCGTTCGCGATGACGCTGACGGCGGTACGGGCGTCCCTGTCCACGGCGTCTACGTCTGGCCTGCCTACGTTCGACATAAATGAGGGCGGGACGACGATCCTGTCTACGAAACTCACGATCGACGCGAATGAGAAGACCAGCACGACGGCTGCCACGGCGGCGGTGATTAGTGACACAGGTCTGGCTGACGATGCTGAGATCACGATAGACATCGACGTAGCAGGGACCGGGGCTAAGGGCGCCAAGGTTTACCTGATCGGGCGGCGTGCCTAATGTTCTTTATCAATCCGTTCATTTATGCCGGTGGTGGTGACTTCGAGTCCATCGCTACGGTGACGCTCAGTAGCTCGGCGTCTAGTCTGACATTCTCAGACATCCCCAGCGGCTATCAGCACCTCCAACTACGGCTAACGCTACTGGCTAGCACCGCGTCGGGTGGCGGCGCTCAGTATGGCTACCTCCGATTCAACTCTGACAGCGGCAATAACTACGCATGGCACAATATGTACGGCTCAGGGTCTGCCGTGTTCACGGAGAATGGCACCAGCGGCAATCGCATCCAACTTATCTACACCGACAGCGCGACCTATGTCTCTGCCGGAGTCGTTGACATTCTTGACTATGGCAGCACGTCAAAGAATAAGACGGTGCGGAGATTCACGGGTCGTGACTTCAACGGCAGCGGATACATCGACATTGGGTCAGGGCTTTGGATGAGCACTAATGCCGTGACATCGCTCTCCGTCACAGCGGCTACCAACTCATTCGGCCAATACTCCACCGCGGCGCTGTACGGGGTGAAGGCGCCATGACTCTAACGACACAGTTATGGACAGGGGTGGATCGTGGCTAGGACGTATGAGCCGATTGCCTCAGTCACCCTTGGCTCAGATAACGCTACAGGGGCGACCTTCACTAGCGTGCCAGCATCGTTTACCGACCTTGTACTTGTGTTCGCTGGCGCCATTGACACTAACCACGCCTCGATCTTGTGTCAGGTGAATGACGACACGGGCAGCAACTACAGCGGCACCTATCTTGCTGGGTCGTTTAGCACGACGACATCTTCCACCCGTGAATCCAATCGGACCTCGGCCCGTCTCGCGCACGCTGTGAGTTACGGAGCTCTAGCGAATGAGCAGCACATGGTCCGCAGCATCTTCCAGTCGTATTCCAATACGAATGTCAATAAAACCATCTTGTCTGAGTCCAATGGCTCGTATGAGGTCAGTCGGATTGTAGACCTGTGGCGCTCCACGACTGCGATCAACAAGATTGTGGTTTTCGTTCCTGGTACTGCCAAGTTCAAGTCAGGCTCCACGTTTTCGCTCTTCGGAATCAAGGCCAGCGCATGATGACGTTAACCCATGAATTGCGAACGGGGGACCGCTGATGCCGACGACCTGTAAGTTGATTGCCAAGAATGTGCTGGGGTCCGACAGCGCCTCCACGTCCTTCACCTCAATCCCTGCGACATACGACGACCTCATCGTGATTGTGTCGGGCAGATCAACGATCTCAGCCCTAGCGACCGATCTCTTTATGGGCATCAACGGCTCCACGAGCAATTTTACAACGCGCTTCCTGTACGGCACTGGCGCATCTGCGCTCAGTTCAGCGCAGTCTCAGCGATATGCAGGCACGCTGGTGGGGGCTACGGCAACATCGAATACTTTTGCATCCAATGAAATCTACATCCCGAACTATCGGGGCTCCACCAACAAGTCAATCAGCGCAACCGCAGTCTCCGAGAATAACGGCACGACTGCATACATCCTCGCCTTTGCGACTTTGTGGTCAAATACTGCGGCAATCACGTCACTGGAGTTCGCCAGCAACTCAGGGAACATCGCCACCGGGTCCTCATTCTTCCTCTACGGAATCACTAAGGCATAAGGAGCCTCATGTCTGACACACCCATCGCCGTCATCGTGAATTGCGAGACAGGCCAGGTCGAGGAGCGACCCCTCACCGCCGAGGAGATCGCCCAGCGTGAGGCCGACGCGGCTGCTGCTGCCGCTGCCGAGGCCGAGCGGGTCGCTGCCGAGGAGGCCAAGGCTGCCGCCAAGGCGTCGGCTGTCGCCAAGCTGGAAGCCCTCGGCCTCACCGCAGACGAGGCCGCCGCCCTCCTAGGCGTCTAGTTCGGAACCTAGGGATTGCGAACGTTGTCCGGAAAGTAAGAGTTTCGGACACTTCTCATAGGCGGGGTTTATCCCCCGGTAATGAGTAGTCGCGAACCGTCACGTTAGCGACACGGCGTAAGCCGGAATAACGGGCAGCCTGTTCCGGCGTTTATCCAGCAATAACGGACGCGCTATTCCGGCTTAGGCATTACCCCGACTTTCGGCACGTTCGTGCCGTTTAGCCCCAAAACCTTTGCTACCGATTCCCCATATTGAAGGTTTCGGCACGATCGTGCCGATTTCTGAACAGGAGTCTCTATGGATGACGACATCTGGACGATCCTGTACGGCGACTTTGACGACGACTGAACTCAAGTCACTTCTGTGAGGGGCACCCCTCGCTTTCCACGGTATACCGATAACTAGCAAGGAGATACATATGTCCTCTCTCGGAGGCGAAGTTCGCGTCGATAACCCGCGTAGCGAGACATTCGTTGTCACGTTCACTGGCGGGACTTGGTACACGGACGAGGCTCTTACCTCGGCTGCGTCTTTCCCTGACACGATCACTGCGAGCAAGTCGTACTACATCGGCAGGGACACGGATGTTGTCATCTCTGTGAAGCGCAACGGTGTTGAGGTTGCCAACACTCCTGATGGCACTCGCACTGTGCGTATCAAGGATGGCCAGGCTCTCGTGTTCACCCCGTCTTCGGACCCTGACCGTCGTGTCAGTGTTGAGGAGTCGGATGCCCGCTATGTGGGCAAGGGTGCGGCGCAGAAGGCCCTGATTGCGACGGCTACGGCGTCTGTGAATCTGCCGGAGATTGCTGCTGGTGCGACTGGTTCGGCCACGTTCACGCTGACTGGCGCTGCCTCTGGCGATGTCGTGATTGTGAATCCGCCTGCTCTCACCACTGGCCTTGTGTTCGGTGGGGCCGCTGTGACGGCCTCCAATACGGTCACGGTGTATGCGACGAACGTGACGGCTTCGCCTATTGACGAGGCTGCGGCAACGTTCCGCTACGTGTGGATTGACCTGACCTGATGTTTGTGGTGGGGGGCCGGGCCTTCGGGCCCGGCCTTCTTCTGCATGCCCGCCGTACTGTGAGGAGCACTGGTGCCGTCGTTTGACATCACTGAGGATGTGGTCTTTGACCTGACTGGCCGGGGTGCTTCTAGCCCCACTCAGGCCACGGTGTCTAGCAACGTGGCATGGGATTGCAGTGTGGGTGGCTTGCCTTTCCTGTTTGCTTTGTCGGACCAGTATCCGATGCGCAGGGAAACGTCTGAGTTTCGTAGGCAGCGGGTCGATAGTCAACGTGATGTGGGCGAGCAGTCCCTTGATTCGGGGTTCTGGATTCGGTCGCAGTCTTCTTGGCATTACGGTGCTGGGCTGACTTCCGCTGAGCCTCTGGAAGTGAATGATGCTGAGGCTCGGTTCCGCTTCGCTGCATCTGGTGGCGTGGACCCGTGGACTCCTGGCGAGTTACGGCTACTGCATGACACGGAGCGACTGGTCACGGACACGGGCGCTGGCCCGGTGCTGATCGGTGTGGATACGGGTGTGCTGTATGGGCAGGGCATTGACCTGACGTATCAGCCTTCGTCGGGTAGCAGTAGTGCTGTGACGTGGGGCGGGTCTAACGCGATCACGAGCCTGGCTTCTAACGGCTCCCAATACTTCGTGTGCGACAACGACAAGATTTACAAGGGCAACTTGCCGTCTAGTGCGGGCTCCGCGATCTATGAACTTTCTGCTGCTGGCCTTGTGCGCTGGGTGAAGCAGCGTCTCATGGTGGCGACAGGTGCGGCGATCCATGAGGTGACTGACTTGTCACCTTCTGGTGCCCCTGCAGCGCTGCCTGCTGCTCTGTACACGCATCCTGTGTCTTCGTGGACGTGGACTGATTTCGCTGAGGGACCTGCAAGCATTTATGCGTCCGGCTATGCCGGTGATACGTCTGCCATTTTCAACATTGGTGTGACTGCTTCGACTACGGCTGTTGAGTTGGATCAGCCGGTGGTGGTGGCTGAACTGCCTCGCGGTGAGACTGTGCTTAGCACGTACTCCTACATTGGCTCGTTCCTGATTGTGGGCACGAGCAAGGGTGTGCGTATCGCTGCCATTCAGTCAGACGGAAGCCTGAGTATGGGTCCGCTGATTGTGGAGATTGCTGGCGGATCTAAGGATGCGGTTGCTGTGGACCGCTACGTGTATGCGACGGGTGCCGCTGATGCTGATGCGGGTAACCGGGTGAAGCGGGCTGGCCTGTACCGCATTGACCTTGGCCAGCCTCTTGATTCTGGCCAGTTGCGGTACGCCTATGCGGCGGATCTTGTGGCCCCTGCAGGTACGGCTGGTTCGGCTACGCAGGTGACTCTTGCTGGTGGCCGGGTGTGGTTCGCGGTGGATGGTGCTGGTTTGTTCCGCGAGAAGTCCACGCTCGTGTCTGAGGGTTGGCTTGAGTCTGGCCGTATCCGTCTTGGCACTCTTGAGCCGAAGGCGTGGCGGGATGTGCGTTTGATTGTGAAGCGTGCATCTACGGGGTCTGCTGAGGCTTATGCCTCCACTCGTGACACGACGGCTCCTTCTGTGTGGAGTCGTGTCATCGGTGTTGATGGCACTGCCTATGACTCGTATGGCTCTTTGGCTGCGGTGTCTCCTAATCCGGAGGCGGAACTGTTTGTGGCTGTGCGACTGGTGGCCCCTTCGGGGCAGGCTACGTCACCTTCGGTGGTGGGTTATCAGGTGCGTGCGGTGCCTGCACCGAAGCGCAGTCGTCTAGTGCAGGCCGTGGTCATGCTGTTCGATTTCGAGACTGACCGCAAGGGCTTGCGTCATGGCCAGGTGGGCGGTGCTTATCTGCGCTTGAAGGCTCTTGAGGATCTTGAGTCTTCTGCTGGCGTGGTGTTGTGGCGTGACTTCACTACGGGTGAAGTGGCTGAGGCTTACATAGAGCGGGTGTCGCTGCAGCGCACCACTCCCCCGACTCGTGCGAACGGTAATGCTGGCGGTGTCGGCCAAGTGGTGTTGAGGCTGATCTGATGTATGAGACTCCGGACTGGATTCAGATTGCTCAGGATGTCGGCATCTTGATTGGTGTCATCGCTGCAGTGGTGGGTGCTGTGGCGGCTGTGGGTCGCTTCCTGATTGTGCGTCCGCTTGAACATTACATAGATCAGCGCACGCCGCGTAACGGCGGCAAGTCACTTGGTGACTTGCATCAGAAAGTGGATGTGATCTCTGACCGCATTGTGCGGATTGAGAAGGAGATCATTCGTATCGACGGAGAGTTGGATCACCTTGTTGACTGATAAGCATTTCTGGCTGGCTACTGGCGAGCGGGCTGCAAAGACTTTCTGCCAGGCGCTTGTGGCTTTGTTCGTGGCCGGTGTCACGGTGCTGACGCTGGATTGGCAGCAGGCTCTTGGTGTGGCGGGCACGGCTGCTCTCGTGTCGGTGTTGACTTCGGTTGCGTCGCTGCGCTTGGGCCCGTTTGAGGGCCCGTCGCTGGCTGGCGAGGCGGTTGTTGAGCCGCTGCCTTGGGATGAGGACTGATCTTGGCTACGGGTGTGTGGCTGACTGATCTGGTGAAGGTGCTCCGTCAGGCTGGTGTTGATGCTGAGGGATTGACCTACAAGTACGGGCGGTATGCGGGTAAGCGGTGGAAGGGCGTGGGCTGGAATGGCCTGGGTTACCGTGAACTGCGTGGTGTGATGTGGCATCACGATGCGAGCCCGGAGGGCGATAGCCCTGGTGCTTTGCAGTGGTGCATGTATTCGGAGTTGGCTCCGTGTGCCGCGATTTGGGTGGATCGGCGTGGCAAGTGGTGGGTTTACGCGGCTGGCCAGACGAACCATGCCGGGGTAGGCGCTAGTCCGATTGCTCCGAACTCAACTGGCAATCAGTATTTGCTGGGCATTGAGACTGACATGACTCTTGGGGAAAAGTGGGAGAAGGCTCAGTTGGATTCGCTGCGTCGTGGGACGGCAGCGATCATGAAGCATTACGGCCTGGACCCGATGCAGGCTCTTGACTTCCACAAAGACTATGCGTTGCCGCCTGGCCGAAAGAATGATCCGAGTGGGTTGAGCCGGGCCCGTGAGCGGAAGCGGGTGGCCCGACTGATGGGCACCGCCCCTTCGGGGTGGCGGGGCCTGCTGGACCGCTGGACAAGCATCATCAAATAGAGCCATTCTCAGGCGATCAGAGCCCGGACCCTACTCCATGTAGGGGTCCGGGCCTTTTCGTCGTTCTACGGGGCTCCTGTGGCCTCCTACGGGCATGCTAGGGCCCGTGCTACTTACGCCTTGTCTGGGGTGGTAGGTGAGTCACCTTGAACCTTTGATACCTAGTTGATTTAGGCAGGTTCACGCCCTTGCCCCGCTCAAGCGGCCACGCACAGTCGGGGCAGTAGTCCATGAACCACTCCGTGCCATGCCGGTTCTTGATCCGGAACCGCTCTGTGGGCCCCTCCACCTGGCAGCCGTCACACACCACACTAAGACGTTGAGCCATGCTCGCCTCCCCTGACAAGGCGAATCCTACTATCCCGCTGGATTGACGGATACATACGCTTGCCAATGATCGACTCGTTGCGCTGCTCCTTGGCGATATTCCAACCGATATACCGCTGGCTCACCTTCACGTCGGTGTGCCCGAGAAGGCTGGCCACCTCCATGATGGCGAAGTCCGCACCCTCCGAACCTCGCAACTCTTGGAAGCGGGCAGAGCCACCGGAACGCCGCAAGGTGTGCACACCCTCCCAGTGGGTGTCGTAGCCGAGAGCCTTCAACGGCCTCTTGATCACCTCATACGGCTTGCCCAACTTCTTCGTCGGCTTGAGGTGCGCTGGCTTACGGGTGTCCCGCACAAGCCGCTTCGTTGCCGGGTCCTGCTCATAGAAGTCCGGTCCTTTCGCCGGAACCAGAAACCACTCAGGCTTGATGGTGCCTTGATCCAGGCGATACCAGTTCTGCCAAGCCACCAGTTCCTCCCGCAACTCCTCACCAATCGGCTTCGCATCCTCCAACTTCGTCTTGTGATGCACCGCATGCAGCAAGCCAGCGCCGAAGTCCACGTCAGCCCACTTGAGGGTGGCGATCTCGGAGCCACGCAGCAGGGTGAACAAGGCCAGAGCCACTACTGCCCGATCACGGGGGTGGCTGCAGGCATCCATCAGCGGGTAGAACTCATCCGGCGACAGGCGCAAGCGGTCCTTCGACCGCACCCTGGCCACCTCCCACGTGACCGTGGGGTCATGGTCGGGCCAGGTGTAGCGGGAGTTCCGCAGCCACTTGAAGAAGACACGCAGGCTGGCGAGGTACTGGTTCTGTGTGGAGTCAGCCCAGTCGCCTGCCGCGAAGAAGCGGTCAATGTGGATGGGCTCTATCGCATCCGTGGAGATATCACCCCACGTCTTGAGTGCCTTATGTAGCACGTACACGTATCCATCGACCGTGTTCTTTGCTCGCCTCTTGGCTCGCAGGTGAGCGGCGAACTCATCTATCGCCGCTGACAGGCTCGCTGGTTGGATGTTCCTGTTCATTGAAGCCTCCTCCGGGGTGCTCTTTGGGCCGATTGTAACCTGCCACAGCCTGCCGTGTGTGGCTTTCGTAGCATGCCACACTCTTGCAGTTGGGTTCATAAAAGATATGCGGCTTTGACGTGGGCAAACACTGCCCTTTCCAATGCCTGTACATGAACCATGTTGAACCTGTGGGGATCAGTTACTAGCGGCCCGCTGTTTAGTTGACGCCCCCTAGTCTATCTGCTCTTTGGACTTGCTACCCTGATGCGGCACTCGTCCGGGTGGCGGAATTGGCAGACGCGCTGGCTTGAGGTGCCAGTGGCCTTTACGGGCTGTGCGGGTTCAAGTCCCGCCTCGGACACTTTGACCAGTCATTTGCTTGCTGTTTGTAGTGTTCACCCCCAGGGTCATGCAACAATGCCCGCAGGAGGCAACATTATGGCAAGACCACAGATACTTCCCAATGCGGACAAACTGCTAGAAATGGTACAAGCGGGCATGACGCATACGGAGATTGCTCAGCAGGTGTCGAAGGACACCGGATACCCGGTGTCCCGTGCGGCAGTCAGCGTGGCCCTATCAAGGGCTGGGCTGACGGAGGAGAAGCGCCGCTACTCAGAGGAAATCCCGTGGCGGTTGAACGGGAAAGACTTGAAGCACTACGGGATTCGCATGCTCAGGCTCCTGGGCAGGCGGCGTGCCGGTGAGGAACTGACGCCGGATGAGAACACCCGCCTCAACAACTGGCTGGACAAACTGGGCGAACAGGACGCCGTTGTCGCCTATTGTGCGGATTCAGTGCCACGTATCATTTACGTGCCGAGGGAAGCGTCAGACCCGAAAGACATTCCGATCAGACGGAAGCCGGTGTTTCTGCATTACCCAGAAGACTGAGCCTGCATGTTCGTAACTGCAAATGTTTATGCCCCGGCCCTCATGGGCCGGGGCTATTTTTCTGTTTGTTTGCAGGGCTTTTCCCTTACCAACCCCCCACGAAAGGACAGTCTAGTCACGGCATTTCGGAAATGTCCAATCGTGTGACAGGCGGGACACGCCGTTTATGCCCCTTGCGCGATGTTGGGATCTGCGCTCAACTTGCGTACGGATTCCTTGGCGAACGATTGGACTTTAGGGGGAACATGATGCATGCTACCAATGTGGGCAAGATCACCGCTCTGAACGTGCAGGACGAAGCCCCCAGTGGGCAGGCTGGCTGGCTGGCCCACGTCAAGGTTGGCCTCATCCTCGTGATCATCGGCTTCGGTGACTGGGAGAGCGACGACTACGACCGCATCATCGACACCTACGAAGAGCAGGGCTACGTCATGGAAGGTCAAGGCGTTGACTGGTGGGACCACGCCAGTAACGGCAACTTCGACGTGTTCGTGCTCAGGTTGGAGAAGGCAGAGTGAGTAGCCTGGAAGCATTGACAGGCAGCAAGTACCTGTCTTTCTCAAGCCTGGAATCGTGGCTTACCTGCGGCGAGAAGTACCGCCTGCAGAAAGTGGTCGGCGTGCATCAGCAGCAAGCCTGGTATCTGCTGGGTGGTTCAGCCGTGCATGAGGCGACTGAACTGCTGGACACGGGTGCCATTGACACGCCGGAAGAGGCGTGGCAGCAGGCGTGGGACAAGCAGATCGCTACCGTCACTGACTTCAACGATGTGCGAGCCGGTGGCCGAGTTAGCAAGCAGTGGCCCAACAAGGAAGACCGCACGTGGTGGGAACAGAACGGCCTAGACATGGTGCGTTCATATGCGCAGCACATGCACACACTGCTGACAACCGGCTGGACCCTGCTCGGTGTGGAAACCGCCTTTGAAATCAGCATCGGTGGAGTGGAGATCCGTGGCTTTATCGACCGGGTAATGGCGAACCCTGATGGGGAGGTGGAAGTCCATGACATCAAGACGGGCAGCCACACCCCTGCGTGGACCCTGCAGTTGGGCACCTACGCGCACGGTGCCTACCAGGCGCTAGAGGTGATGCCTTCAATCGGCAGGTACTACATGGCGCGCAGCGCCACACTCACACCCCAAGCCAGCCTGCTGCACTACACCCCCGACCTGCTCGCGCAGTGGTTCGGGAAGGCACGCGAAGCCATTGAGGATGAGGTGTTCGTGCCTCATGTCACCGCCATGTGCGGGTCATGCTCAGTGCGTGAGCACTGCGTGGCAGTCGGCGGGACTGCCCCTTCGTTTTCCCGTTAGTAGCATCTACCATGTTAGGAGTACCGTCCGTGTCCGCTACGCAAGGCATCGCCTATCAGGCGAACTTCAAGACCCCGGCAGGAACCCTGCTCAACATTTACGCTGAGAACGGCGGCGACTTCGCTGACCAGTTGGATGCGTTCCCCGAGTTCCTGGCAAAGATCGTGGCCATTGAGTCACAGATCGTCCCCGCCTCCACCGTGGCACAGCATGTGCCCGTGGCAGCACCGGCACAGCAGCCACCGCAGCCCGCTGCACCTGCACCCGTTCAGGGTGATGAGCACCTGTGCAACTGCGGCATCCCCATGCGCTTCGTCCAGGCCGGTGTCAGCAAGGCAACCGGCAAGCCCTACCGCGCCTTCTACGCCTGCGCTCAGCCTCGCGGCCAGCAGTGCGACAAGAAGATCAGCGTCTAGGGAATAGTCGTCATGCTCTTCCTTCATCAAGCCGTGTTGATGCCTCGCCAGGCGGTTGCCTCCCTGCCTGGCATGTTCCCTTCCCTGGCGGAACGTGGCATCACCCTGCGCCGTGGTGAGTTGAGCATGATCGGGTCCGCACCGGGCAGCGGGAAGTCCAGTATTGCTCTGGCCCTCGCTGTCCGGTGCGGTCTACCCACCTTGTATTTCAGCGCCGATACGACACGGGAGAACGTGGAGATCCGTGCCCTATCCATGCTCACCGGCATGGATCAGCAGTCCGCCGAATCGGCACGCACCAATGATCCAGTGTGGGCCAGCCAAGTGTTGCAGGGCTTTTCCCACGTGGCCGTGGAAACGAACAGTGCCCCCACGCTGGAATACATTGAGAACAGCATCAACGCTTTCCGTGAGTTCGGCACTGACCCCGCCCTCATCGTGATCGACAACGCGCAAGACGTGGCCTTCGACACGGGTGACACGTGGCAGGCACTACAAACTTTGATGAGGGAACTTCGCTGGTTTGCGCGGGACACCAACGCCAGTGTGCTTGTGCTTCATCACACCCGGCAGGAGTCGTTCGGCGGTCAAGCCCCTCCCCTGTGGTCACTGCAAGGCAAGATCAGTGCCGTCCCCGCGCTCATCATGACTCTCACCAACGAGCAGCCCGGTTTCATCGGCGTGTGCGCCGTCAAGAACCGTTACGGTCCCGCCTCCCCTGGCGGGCAGGACGTGACGTGGCTGTCATGGGAGCCCGCCACCATGACCATCAGCGATCTAGGTGAGGCAGCGTGAGTAATCCCAGCAAGCGCAAAGGGTCGAAGTGGGAAACCGACACTCGGGACTATGACATCGAACAAGGCTTCGACGTAACACGCCTGTCCCCCAACGGGGCCAAAGACATAGGCGACAAAGTGATCCGTGTACCCGCGCGCGCGGTGACCCCCGTGCACTATGTCTTTGAGTGCAAGGCTGAGCGGGCCCTAGACCTAGCCGGATGGGTCACCGAGGCGGCTATCGAAGCCGACAACTACGCCACCCTAAACCGCCTGGACCCCAACATTGTGATCCCAGTCGTGCTGGCGAAGCGCCGCATGGCCGGAGTGGGTAGGGCCTACGTCATCCAAGAGTACGACTGGTGGCTTCATGACCACCGATAAGCCTGACCTCTACTCGGTGCTAGATCACTACGGCTGGCAACCACCCGCCGAGAATCCTGGCTGGCGCAGTGTGCGCTGCCTCGTGCATGACGAACGGCACGCCTCATGCCGCGTGAACTATGACCTGCAGGTGATCCGCTGTATGGCCTGCGACTTCAAGGGCGACTCATACAACGTGATCATGCACCACGAAGGAGTGAACTTTGCAGATGCCAAGCGTATCGGAGCGCAACTCTTTGGAGCAGGCGACTCAAGCATACGAAGCGGACATACATCTAGCCGAGTCGTATCTGGCGGCTCGCGGCATACCACTGGAAACCGCGCGTACATACCGCCTCGGCTTCGTAACGGTGGCGAACGCGCAACCGGGTGACACGGACATGATTGGCAGGCTTGCCATACCGTTCGTCACCCCTAACGGTGGCGTGATCGACATGCGGTTCCGTGACATCAGTGGCGAAGCCAGAGCCAAGTACCTGTCGAAGCCTGGCTCACACACCCGCCTGTTCGGTGTCGGCAACCTGCTCAAGCCAAGCCCATTCGTGTGCATCACGGAAGGCGAAATGGACTGCATTGTCGCTGACGGGCTGTGTGGCCTGCCCAGTGTGGGTGTGCCGGGTGCGTCGAACTGGCAATCGCATTACCCGCTGCTGTTTGAGGAGAGGAAGGTGTTTGTGCTGTGTGATGGTGACGCCGCTGGCCGGGAGTTCGGTAAGAAGATTGCCGCCAGTGTGCAAGGAGCCACCCCGATCTTCATGCCGGATGGCATGGATGTGAATGAAGTGTTCCTCAAGTTTGGTCCCGCTGAGGTGCGCCGCAAGGTGGGTGTCAGTGAGTGACCGACGAGGACTGGGCCCGGTTGATCGACGCGATCCGCTCTATTGGGTTGGAAGTGCAACGCATGGACCGCCGCAACGGGACACTGCTAGTGCGTATCCCTCCATTGAGGCAGTAGCCGCTGAAACATACCGTGAGGCTTTGCTGCTGATGCTTGGCAGGCATCGTGACTATGGGCCGCTGAACATCGCTAACGCATACCCCGACCCGCTCACTGCCTTGATTGTGCGCATGTCGGACAAGATGGAACGCATCAAGAACATTCTCCGCAAAGGCGAAGCCGACCTGTACGGGGAACGGATGCGTGACAGTTGGCTTGACCTCGGCAACTACGCCTTGATTGGCGTGATGAACATTGACGGTAACTGGCCAGGGAACTCCGCACGTAACCAGATGACGCCTCTAAGCAAGGAGAACGATGAGCCGCTGGGTGGTAATCCCTGACCTGCAAGTCCCCGACCATGACCAGCGAGCCGTGGACATGGTGTGCACTTGGATAGACGAAGAGTGGCAAGAGTTTACGGGCATGCTCATCGTGGGTGATGAGTGTGACCAGCCGGAACCGTCCCGCTGGAACAAGGGCACCGCTGGCGAGTACGCCGGAACTCTGCAGAAGAACATTGACCGCACACACAAGGTGCTGGCACAGTTCCGTGAAGTGATGGGCGACGCACCCATCCATTTGATGCGCTCAAATCACACAGACCGCATCAGTCACTACATCCATAAGTACGCACCCGCGCTGGCAAGCCTGCGTGCATTGGACTACCCGACTCTGGTTGGCCTGGACGCACTCAACATCACGTGGCATGACGAGCCCTACGAGTTTGAGAAGGGCTGGCTGCTCGCCCACGGCGATGAGGGTTCACTGATTCGCACCAGTGGGGGGACCGCCCTCGGCCTGGCGAAACGCTGGGGTAAGAGCGTGGTTTGTGGACACACGCACCGGCTGGGGCTGCAGCATGACCACAACAGCGTGAACGGCAAGATCACCCGGCACTTGTTCGGTGTCGAAAGCGGTCACTTGATGCGCCTGTCGGCTGCTTCCTACCTCAAGGCTGGCAGTGGAAACTGGCAGCAGGGTGTCACGGTCATCGACAACGGCTCCCCGCTACTGCATCCCATCATCGGCAACCGCATCGGGGGTGTGGAGTACCGATGACATGGGACGTGCCCGATTCGGCATTGAAGATGGGCCGGGCCGTGGCTAAGCGGGTAGCCAAGTCGCACCGGCAGATCATTCCCGAAGACGAACTTGTGTCCGTGAACTTTGAATGGATCGCGGCCAACAAGAATGACGTACTGGACTGGTCCGCTGACCCCGACATGAAGAACCTGCTGTACACGGTGATGCTGCGCAACTGCCAGCAGTATGTGCTGAACGAACGCACACGATCCAGTGGTTCCGTGAGCGACCAATACTTCTACCACTTGGCCGTGCTGGAAACGTTGCTGCCTGACGTGTGGGATGTGGAGTCGTGGGCTGCGTCCAGTGGTGGGGATGAGCAGGAGATCCGGCACAAGTCTATCCCCAGTGAGGGTGGCTCGCGCATGGCGATGCTCGCTGACGTGTCAGCGGCGCTGCGCACCTTGTCCACGGATGAGGAGCGTGCCTTGCAGATGCGTTACCGGCATGGCATGACGTTGCAGGAGATCGCTGACCAGGATGACGTGTCTGCTGAGGCGGTACGCAAGCGTGTTGTCAAGGCGACAGTGAAGATCATGGACTATCTCGGTGGAGATTCCCCGTGGGATCTGACACGCAGGGTGCATCGCTCCAACGCTAAAGCCCAAGCCGACACCCGCAACACCTATGACGGGGGGCGGACATGGACTGGGTGAAGTTCACGGTGGTCAGCATCGCTCTCGTTGCGGGCATCTATGTGGGTGTGGCTGCAGCGGACATGCTGCGCACCTTGTCGGACATGAATGACGTGTGGCCGAATGAAGATGAGGAGTACCTGTGAGCATGACGAGAACGGGCATCACGCTGCACGACTACCTCGTGCTCGTGGAGCGGGCTTTCATAGAGGTGTATGGGAAGGGTGAGGCTGAACGTAAGTCTCATCCGGAAGACCTGTACGCCAACCTGGGCAGCATCCTGTTTCCGCTTGCGCTTGGCCTGACGGAAGGCAAGAACCATTCCGTGTGGACGCAGGATGCGTTCACTAAGTGGGGGGAGGACCCGCTGTGATGTGTCGCAACTGCCGGTCAGCGGGTGACGTGAACGCTATCGGCACCTACAACGTGGCCCGCACACTGCACAACACGTGCGACTATCCACAGTCCTGCACCTGTCAGCATGGCACCGGCCACCAGTGGGTGCAGCATGCCCGGTGATCTTCGCCTGTCAGTGGACCCGTATGAGTCGGCAAAGAAACTGGGCAGGCTCACCATGAAAGAGGAAGCCTGCACCATCATCATGCAGTGGGCTGCCGTGATGGACGACAAGGATACGGCTGAGGTGTTGTGGGAAGTGGCCGAGAAGGTGCGGGGTATCAAGTCGTGACCCACGACCCCCTGTGCGATGCGGACGACGACCCGTACAACTGCCGATGCGACCTCATCACGAAGGTCAGGGCCGATGAGAAAGCCAAATGGACTCATGTCTGTCCTGATAACAACTGCTGCATGGGGACACCGGAATGAACGCACCGACTGAGGTTGTTGCCGCATGGCACACCCCGCCCGCAGCGAAGGATGACCTTCGCATGCTTGGGCCGGTCCATGAATGTGCCTGCGGCTCCAACCTTTTCCATACTCTCGTGTCTTTCGACCAGGGGGAACCGTCCCTGTGGGTGCTAGAAGGGCAGTGCGCTTCATGCGGCACTATCGTCAGGCTCCCCTGCCCCATCGACCTCGGCATCTAGGAAAGCCTGCACGTCCTTGTGCAGTTTCAGCAGCACACCCCTTGCACCAGCACGGCAGGCAATAATCGGATCACCGATAGCCTTGTGTGCCTCCTTCACCGTGGCGTACGGACCCCACGCATGCCAAAGCCCGCTAGGTTCCGTGACCACCACGATGTAATGCCCTTGATTAGCCCACGCCTCATAGATGAGGGCCACAATCTCCTTCGCCAGTCCATTCACATCATCGGCTGGCTCATCCAGGCGCTTCGCCACCTTGTTGATCATGCTCGGCAGCGGCCTCATGACGCCTCCTTCTTCATGTCATCCCTACCCCAAGCCGCATGCAACTCAACAAACACCTGGCCACGCACCGCAAGGATGCGCTTCCTGTCCTTCGGTGTCGTGCCACCCCAAATACCGAAGTCACGAGAGTGAGCGATGCCGTACTCGGCACACGGCACCCGGCTCGGGCACCGCATACACGACACCATCGCCCGCTTCCACTTCTCCGTAGACGTGGACGCACGATCCTTCTCCTCAGCGAAGAAGTCATCCGGATGATCCCGGCACAGGTGATCGTTGCGAGGCTCAGGCAGCGGCATGTATGCCGCCCACCCGGTCTTCCCCCACTCCACACGTAACGGCTTCACCGGCAGCAAGTCAGGGTGTGTCGGCTGCGTGCCCTCCATCGCCTCCAAGAGCACCGCATGGCGGTTATCCCAGTAGTGTGCCTGGCAGTAACGATCCCCATAGATACCTTCGGTGCATCCTTCCTCACGGCAACGATCAGCCCACGTGGTCATGAATCCTCCCGGTCCTGATCGCCTCCGTCATGTGCTCCGCAATACGTATTGCCTGCAACACATCGCCAGGCTCCACACGTGTTGGCCTTTCCAACTCCATGTCAGACACCGCCTCCGTGATGCCAAGCACCAGGCAATCCAGCATCGCCACGAACTCACGATGCTCAAAGTTCAACTCCATCTTCGCCCTACTCATGCGTCCTCCCCCGTGATACCAAGCCGCGACGCATCCACCCATGCACCACCCGTGCCACCAATGGGCTGCACCAGGCACCGCAGGTTCCCGTAGGACTGCTTCACGTCAGCCACCTTCACCGGGAACTCCATCCCATCCACCGGCAGCAAGCACTCCTTGTCAATGAACTTCGCCAACTCACGGACACTCACTTGATCCTCCTCAGTCGTGGCATGCTACTTACGGCAACGGCAGGGTGCCGCTGCTTGCTTGCGTCAATCTCCGAAGCACGCATGTGCTCATAGAACTCCTTGTAAAAGTCACGGTCAGCCCGCAACTCACGCCACTCATCGACCAGCATGAAGATCGCTGGCCCGATGATGAACGCGCACACGATGAACGTGATCGCTTCAATCACCTGTCTGCCCTCCTTCCACTACATGAACTTCGACAGCGATACCCGATAGGGCATCAACGGCACGCTCCAAAGCGTTATCTAGCGTGTTGTCTTGCACGTATGCGTCCAGCCGCACCCAATACTCATGCATCACGCCTCCTCCCAACGAACCTCAACCTCACCCAAGTCCTCAAAGACGGGGCGACCATCAACACCCATAGGCATGTGCAGTGCACCCAACTGGTCGGCATGGCCACGCTGATACCAGCAGCCATGCTCCGGCCACGCCTCAAACACAATGCCCTCATGTGTCACCACTTCACGAAGCATCTGCATCACTTGCCTCCTCTCCCCACGGAATGTCCTCATCATCAAGATGCATGCCAGCCAGCCGCACCGTGCGGCCCTCAGTCGGGCCGTCCCACACGTCACCCACAAGATCGGACCAGTCCCAAGCCAGCGGGTCCAGCCACACGTCAGTGTCAAACGTGATCTTCAACGTCACACTTCTAGTAATCACAGCCATGTCACGCCGCCTCAATAAATACCTGCGGGATGAAAGTGATCCACTCAGTGTCAAGCGGATCGCCAGCACACCCACTAATGAACCGAAGCCCGCACGAATCTTCATACCAAGACCTGAGAATCGTCAGTAGTTGCCCAGTCTCCACGTCCACGGGCCGGATTAGGTACGGCGCATAGCCGTACTCGTCAAGCAGTGCCGTCTGCTCAGGGTTCATGCTCACGTAAATCTTGTGGCACGAATCCCAAGCGATAGCGTCCACGTCTTCGATCACTGCCTCAATCTCAGTGAACGCCTGCTCAATACGTTCAGCCAGCGCATGCTCACCAGCGATGCGCTCGTCTTCCCAGTGGTAAAGCATTGTTGCCGTGCTCATCACTGCCTCCATTCCTTGCGCCTTATTGCGCGTGCCCCGCCGTGGACTCGCACCACGGTCACGCCTATGCCGGGGCCACCACGGGCCAGCCGTGGCATGCTACTAATCAGCCCGCCAACTCCACCAACACGTCATCAGCGGACCCCAGCAGCGAGTACGGAATCCCGTACTGTGAGTTGATTAGGTCAATGGCAGCACCGAAGGCACTGTCCTTATCTTCGACGTTCACTGTCGTTGTCATCGTTGCGTAGTCCCACACCAGTGTTACGGTGTAGGCGAAGTCCACTGTCGTAGTCATGGCCCTACGCTCCGATCCGAGCGGGCATCAAGAGGTAAAGCCACTGCACACCGCTATCCAGCGGGGCCATAGGTGTCCACACCATCGGACGGCCACTGCCAGTGAACTGCACCCGCACCCCGCCGTTCTTGGGGACCGGCATCTTGGCCACGTCCGCCACGTACTTAGGATTCATGGCGATACCCTCCTCGGGCAGGTCAGTGAACCCTGTCGGGATGAGTGACTGATACTTAGGAAACTCACCATCCAACGTACGGATCGTGCGACTCACTTCACCCTCGTGCGTGACACACGTGAACCGCACCTGCCCATCCTCGGGGTGAATCACCACGGTGGGCGGCAGCCCGAATCGGGCAGGCTTAGGCAGTGTCTTTACGTAAGCCACCAGATCACCGGCAGGCACCAACGCCGAACCCGACTGCACGTTGCTTGCACTCAGCCACTCCGCCTTGACCAAGCGGAATCGGTCAGTGGCGACCATGCGCACACTCAATGAGTCCCATTCCACCCGGATACCCGTCAGCGTGGGCAGTATGTCGTCCTTGCCTGCCGCCACTGCCGCAGACATTACGAGATCCCGAAACACGGACACGTCCAGCGCCAGCACAGTCACGTTCTCCACTGCCGTACCCTCAATGCTTGTCGTTGTCATGGCTTGCCTCCTTGCCAATAGCCCGGCACCATGCCGGGTCAGTGCCCCTCCCCCGGCTCGCACGGGGATGCCTTCTAGTAGGGGCGGCTGCCGTTAGGCAGCGACAGGCTCACGGTTGGCAAGAGCCACCAACTCACACACCAGTGCGTGATCACCCTGATACGCATGCACCACATCCCACGCCGCTAGTTGCGCACGTGCCAGTCCGCTACGGCTGAACCGTGCGCACGGCTCGGAATACACCTGCACCCCATCCCCTATCGTGTACCGCTCCCACCCGTCTGACACCGTGGACCGCCGCAGCGAAGCCACGTACCGCTTGCCGTACCCGACGTGGGATACGTCCAGCGTGATGATGACCTCACCCTCACGCCCGTACCCGTCGGCCACCATCTCGCCCGTCCGCCACCTAAGCGTTACCGTGCGGTCCCGCTCGTGCCTCTCATCAGGTTGCCTCAACACATCCATGCCTGCCTCCTCCTGCCATGCCCGGCCCTATGCCGGGCAACGTGCCACGCCAGGGGCCCGCACCCTGGTGCCTGCTAAGTCGTGGCCGCCACACCGCATAGTGTGGCATGTAACTATCGGGACCGCTAGTAGTCCTCGGGCCGCATGATTGTCACCAGTGGGGAACCGTCATCACCCGGGCCCACAGTGGCCCACAGTCTGACAGGCTTAGCCGTCACGCCCCGGCCATAAGCCGGAACCCGCAACACATCGAACACCGCCATGTCATCACCAGCGGCACGCCGTGCCGCTTGGCTTGCCAGCCACAACACATCCCACAAGCGGCCCGCCTCATCCTGCCCCGTGGCAGGCTTAGCCGGGTCTACGTTGCCCTCGGGCCCCTCATCCCACGTCACACAGTCATCCCACGCACCCCGGCTCATCACCACGGGAATGGTGAACCCTGCCTCACGTGCCGTCACTTCCGGCACCGACACTAGGAACCCGTCCGCCAGTGCATCGGCCGCCGTGTACGCATAGATAACCGGCGCACTATTAAACACGTATCCAGCCATGATCTAAACCTCCTCATCGTTGTCGTCGTATTCCACGGAACCGACACGGTTCCCGTTGATATCCCGCAGACGCATGCCGTTAGGCACATCGCCAGCCGTGAACCGTTCCGCCAGATAGGAGAAGATGCGGGCGACCTCATGGTGCCCATCCTCGCCCGCGAAAGCATCGTTATCCGTGTCGATATGCACTTCAATCCAGCCCATCATGTGCCTCCTCATGATGCAAGGCACCCGGCCCCATGCCGGGTGTCCAGCACCACGGCCCGACCCGTTAGGGCCGGGCGTAGTGGCATGCTACTAACGGCACCAGCATGCCGCCTCATCATGGCTCCCTGCCCCGTCATGACACACACAGTCACACGGCGGGCACTCATGCGCGAGGTCACACGCACAGTCCCAATATCCCCACCGCATACCGCACCCCTCGCACCATGCGATAGCCGTCCCTGCCATATGCGACCGGCCCACACGCACCCCGGCAGGGGTGCGACAGTCCTCGTGCGCCTCGCACCACTCACACGCCACCCCGCCAGGGGTGGCCACGTTCCCACACTCACACCGTGTCAGGGTCGCCGCGCTCACGCCGCCACCCCTTCGGCCAGTGCCTCGGTCTGCGACACGTCGAACACGTACACTACGCGGAACCCTGCCAGCGCGGACCCTTCCTCCCCGTCTTCACGCTTCCGCGCCATAGGCGCAAGAATCGCCAGACCCTTAGCACCCTTCCGCACTACCCGGCCCGCCTTGCGCCAGTCATGGAACCCGGCCACCGCCTTAGCATCCGGGCACTGCGACCAGATGAGGGCCGCGTTCCGCATGGAATAGTTGCCAAGAATCGCGGCCAGTGCCGCGACCGCTTCCGGGTGCTCCCGCTCGGCAGTCTCGGCCATGCCCCGCAGCGTTGCATGGAACGCGGCGCGTTCCTCCTTAGTCCTTGCCATGATTACGCCTCCCCACAGTCTGCCCCCGGGCCCAATGCCCGGGGACACACCGCAAGGGGCAGACGTCGCATCCGGGCCACTGTCACCGGCCCCGCCTGCCTTGCGTAGTGGTGAACACCCCGGGCCCGTCGTGCCCCGTATCGTCCGCTATCTGGCGGCTCTGGCCCCGGCATGCCTGCCAGGGGTGATCGCCTGCCTGTCCCGTTAGTCCCGTGGTCGGTCCCTGCCGGGGGTGCTCACCGTGCGGACCAGGGGAATCGTGGTCACCGTTGCCCCCATCGGCCCTGCCGGGCCACTAGGCGGGGGTCGTGCTATCCCCTGGCTCTGCCCCGCTTGTCTCGGCGGGGCCCGCCTGTCGTGCTAATGGGAACGATAGTAGCAGGGACACAAGGTGTCAAGCGTGTCTGCCTACTAATATCGTGTGACCTACGTCACACGTGTCGGGCCATGCTTGGCACACGGGGCAGGCAAGGCAAGCCCGGGCCCACAGCCCGGGCAGGCTAGGGCTAGGCAGGCTAGGCACTGGCAGGCAGACACCCCGGCAAGGCACGGCCAGCACTGGCAAGGCAAGGCATAGCCCCGGCCAGCACCGCACCGCATGGCATAGCCCCGGGCTAGGCAAGGCACGCGGCCAGTAGGCATGGCACTAGTGGCAAGGGGTGACAGTCCTACCCGCTAGATAGGTGCACGCTGGCCCCCCGGGGGCCCGCCGGTCGCCCCCCCCCTCCCCCCGGGGGGTGCACTAGTGGGCCAATGCGCCGATGAGGGCCCCCCATGCCCCGACGAAACGCCCGAATCGTACACACATGACCCCAGTGCTTTTTATAGATGTACACATATATATATAAATATCCCCCCATGGAAGTGCACTTGTC